GGCTTAATTGTCCCTTGGCCCACTCCAGCAATCGTGCCGACGCGCTGCTGCACGGTAAGTAGCTCACGAAGACCGGTAAGCATCCTCTCATTACCAGAGAGACGGGTCTGGAGCCCGGAAACCTCAAAGCCACCTGCGACCGCGGGACCCTGCGCCTGCGCGATATCGGCGAGCGCTCCGGATTTCATCTTCGAGATCGTGGTATCGATGTCCTGATCCCATTTCAAGGTCAATGCATCGAGATCCGCAATCTCTTTTCCAACCCCCGTCAGCTGATCAATAGCGCCCGTCAACCAATTCGTGCCCAAACGGTCCGCCAGATCCTGCGCATGTCTCCCAAAATCAATCAGCTCGCCGCCAACGCGAACGACCGCCGCACCCAGCGCGATCGCGCCAACCACGGGGAACATGGTAGCAAGCACGGGGCCCAGACCCAGCGACGTCGACAGGAATCGTTCTGCCGCGCGGATGTTGTTATTGAAATTACCCTCAAGGAGGCGCACAGCCCCTGATGCAGCGGCCATCGCCGGGACACTGTGCTCGGTGGCTGCGTTGACGAATTCCTGCGCCCGGCCCTGACCCTCAAGCGAGCGCGAAAGAATGTCGGTCTTGAGAGCAGCAAGCTCCTTGGCGCGCGCGGTCTCCATGTCGGCCTGAGCGGACCGCTGCTGAACAAGAAGCTCTTTCTCCCAAGCCCTCCGTGCACGCTCGGCCGCTCGCCCCTGGAGCGCCGCAGTGCGATCGATCTTTTCGCCGGCGGCAACAATCTGGTCCGCTGCGAGATTTGCCGCCTGTGCGGCCGCTCTGAGCTGGTTCCCCGTCCCTTCGACGGAGACATCAAAGCCTTTTGTGTCCGCAACAAAAGCAGCTCGTACTGTTCCGATCCCAGCGCTCGACATCAGTTCACCCACCTTTTAAGGCTCACCCTCAACGCACCAACGAAAGCTTCGAGCGAAAGTTGCCAGCTTGCCTCGTATGCCGGCCGCAGAAATGGATGCGCCGGTACATCCCCAATCTGCCGCCCAGGCCCAACTGGCCCCTTGGCCCCGACCCGGGACACACCGCCCTTGACGAGTCGGTGACCATACTCGACCAGGTGTGCCGCCCTGCCGGTCCCCCGACGAGGGCCGATAACTGCGCGAATCAAACCATCGCTAATCTTGCGGACAGAAAAGCGAATGCCCGACTTCAATTCACCCGGCGAGAGCGCGGTGCTCTTAGCTGTCGTCGCATCAAGAACTGGCGCGACCTCGATCATGGCATCGCGGATGAGCGCCGCCGCCTCGGTGACCGCCTGGCGCGTTGCGTCCACACGCACAGCCCCCCGCAACATCCCGAGCTCCCGATTCAGCTCCTCGTATCCCGTGATGTCGAGGCGCATCGGCATCCTGACTCCAATAGAAAAGCCGCCCCGAAAGGCGGCTTCTGGTAGCGAGAAACTGACTTTGCTCAGCGATAAAGCTCAGTCAATGATTTCAGGAATAAAACCAACGCGACGACGAGGCCGGTTAGAAGATTCCCAACGACGATCGCACCGACCATCTTCCAGAAACTCAGAGGGCGTCGTGTCGCAGCTTCCTCTTCGATCGCCGCGGCAACCATCCCATCCCGAGTATTCTCAGCATAGATTGATTTGGACACCCTAAGTCACTCCTTCAATTCGCTGCGGCAGGCTCAGCGGCCTTCTCAAGCTGCGCCGCATAGGCATCGGTCAAGCGGATTACAAAGAGCGTTGCACCAGCAACCTTGCCCGTCTCGGGGCTGTAATTCTTATGCCGCAGCATGACTACCCACCGAAGTCCATGCTTTTCCCAATCTGGCGCTATCTCGGATGCCAGCTCCGCATCGAGGTAGCCCAACATCTCGCCAGTCTCGCGCTTCAATAAGGCAATCGCATTTGAATCAAACCTATTCTCAGGCTCCCGCTTCAGATCGAAAGTATCAAACACCTTACAGTTATCGATGATACGAGTCCGCGATGAGTGATCAGAGTTATCATGCTTCGCTCCTGCGACTTTCGCATAGAAGCTCTTTTTGACGCCTTCTACCGGAACTGTTTCAGCAACTATTCCTTCAAACTCAACGTCGGCGCGCTTAGCGGTATCAAGATCACATTCCCCATGCTGTCGAAGCAGCTCCTCCTGGATCATCCATCTGTAGCGTGTCGACCCATCAATTGGGTCCGCAGGTCGTGGGCCGCGATCCCTTTCCGCTGACGCCTTCTGACTGAACGCCTCACGACGGACGTCCTCGATCGCAGAATTCTCATTAGCGGGCCCCTGTGGCGACAAACGGAAAACTTTGCCCGTCGAACTTTCACTCGGCTTCGCCCCAGAGCGGTTGGCGATGACTACGATCGCGATCAGAACTCCGCCGAAGATGATGACAACCAGCGAAAGAATGCCCATGGCCGCTGAGTATAGCACCGCCCCGCTTAGATACTCAGGTCACCGAAGTTGCAAACCTAGTTACTTTTGAGCCATAAGCATTCCGAAAAGACCCCTTATCTGCTTCGCGACATTGGCTCGCCGACCAGCCGTCATACGGCGCCCTGGAGCTTTTGGCTTTCGTGAGGGATCTGGCCCAATCAAGTCACCTAGCGTTACAAGCTGTTTAGGCCTGTAAAAGCTGTAGTTAATTAGATCGCGCTGCAGCATAGCGATCAGCATGTGACGCTCGCGGCGACCAGCAATCCAATGATCTTGCATCTGCGCGAGCTGGCGCGGAAGTAATCTGAAAAACTCCTTCTTGCTCAGACCGAACTCTGCGCGCGCGAACATGAAGGCCTCTTCCCAGGTCGGCGGCCGGCCTACTTGCCGGCCCGCGAAGGGTCACTGGGATCTTTCGCCTCCGGATTCGCGGCAGTCCATGCCAAGCGGATCGCCGTCGCAGCTTCATAGAGCGCGTCGACCGTGAGAAGCTTGAGCGCTTCCTCGTAACTGAGCTCCGGATGGAAGGTTCGTATGCCGCACGCGAAGATCTTGCGCGTGTTGGCAAGGTTCTGCACCGGGAGAGCGAATAAGAGGTTGATCAAATCAGACCGGTTAGCGCGAATAAGCTCGGCATTGATCAACGTCTCGGCCTCAGAAAGCGCGCCGAGATCGAAGCAAAGGTTGTAGGTTTTGCCGCCGATGGTGATCGGCGTCTTGGGCAACGTGGAATCCGCCACCGTGTTTGCAATCTTACGTTTCTTCATCTTTCCTCCAACAGAAAAGCCGCCACTGGGCGGCCTGGTGAATTCAATACGACTCCAACCTAGCCGAGCGACGTGATACCCAAGCTGCCGACTTTGGCCTTCGCGGCGGATAAAATCGACTGCGCCTGCTCGCGCGACTCGACAAGCTTCTTCAGCCCAACACCGTCCAGGAGATCTTCTGGATGCGAAGGATGAATGACGCCGAATTTCAGTGCGCCTTCGTGAATCTGAATCTCATACAGGCGGCCATTTTTGTGGCCGATTGAATTGATGGCGGCGAGATAGGCCGCCCGTACGAGGTCCAGCTTCGCGTCGATGCAAGCCAGCTCCACCCTGGCCTCCTGAAAAGCGGAGACCGCCTCTCCTATAATTCTGGCTTTTTCGCCGTCACTCATTTGCTTCTCCGATGCATCCCAAATTAAGGGAGTCAAGTACATAATTTCCCAAATTAACTCATCCAGCTTACTAGCTACCGGCGGTGTAGGTGATCGGCCCGCTAGTCTGCAACAAAATCGAATATTCGACCTGCTTGGTGGTGGCCACGTCGAACTGGCAGCTCTTGACGTAGGCGTTGAAGACATACTTGTCGCCGGTGACTGTCTGCCCGGCGGCGAGAGGCAGTAGAAGGGTAAAAGAATTGAGCGCACCGCTCGCGTAGGCCGCCTCGACCAGGAGCTGGCCAGCGTCCGCTGCGACACGGTTACCCTTGGCGGTGAACGACGCAGCCTTGCGCATCGTGGGCAGCATTTCCTGATCGACTGCCGAGTCAAAGTTGCTGACGTCGACAAAATCCCATTCCGGTCGGTTGAACGGGACATCGCTGACTTCGCCGATTTCCGTGGGGGTGGTGCCGATCGAGAGTTTAGATCCCCGCCCGGGTTGTGCTTTGGATCCGGTATAGCTCATACTGTTCGCTCCTTAGTTTGCGAGATCCCAGGCTTAGCTGGGCTGGGTGTAGAGGACATAGAACTCGACCATGCACCGGAAGATGCGTGCTTCGCCCGGCTCAAAGTCGGTTCCAGGATTGGCTTGAAGTGTAGTGATGACGTTGGTTCCGTCATCGAGCTTTTGTGTCCATCCATCGAGCGCGTTGGTGATGGCAGTGCGGATGGCATCGGCTGTGGGATAGTCGGTGGCGTGACCGTTGAACTCCACGCGCTGGCGGTTGACCCCCGACGTGCGAAAGGTGGGATTACCGGACCCGCCGACAAGCTTGAAACTGGCGCACGGATATTGCGTAAGATCCGGAGGTGTGGCGCCCTGGAAGATCTTCGCGCCGATGAGCGCGCTGGTCGCGGAGTCATTCTTGAGCAGCGCAATAAAACCAGCCTGAATCAAACGCCGCCTCCGTCGATTTCATTGCAATAGAGCAGCTGCACGCGATTGCGCTCGCCTACATTCTCGACATAGGCGACGATAAAGATGCGGCCCTGAAACACGACGCGGTAATTCGCCTTGAGCACCGTCGCGGTCCACCGCACCTTCACGGTGTGCGACACCTGGCTGACCACTTGCGAGGCCATCGAGGTTTCGCGGCCGCCCGCGGTGTAGATCGCCGCCCAGGTCGACCGCACGTTGACCCAGCTCGTCGGAATGACCGACATGCCGCCAATCGCGTCGGGCGCGTAGCTTGGCTTCTCGATCTCAATGGGATGGCGTAGCTCGCCCGCATTGATGACCAGCGGATCGCGCGGCGCAGCAAGTCTGACCACTTACCGAACCTCTTGCGGAACGTAGACTGTGCCCGCACCGGTGTGGCCGGTGTATGCCAGGCGCCGCGGCGTGACCACCGCATCGATCTGCAGGTGAATGGTTGCGGGCTCGCCGGCGGCGTTGGTTTCAAGAATCACTTTGTCGAACGGCAGCCCACTCGCCAGGCGGATCCAGTCGAAGACCTGCTGAAAGCCGTTGGGCAGCACATCGATATCGGCTGCCGCCTGCGTGCCATTGAACTGATGCCAGCTCGTCGGCTTGCCGCCCACCGAGGCGTTGTGCTCAGGCGAGCGGTAGCCGTCATGCACGCGCACCGGACCAAACTGCGCGCGGATCGGCTCAAGCAGGCGAGAGCAGAGGAAGATCGCGCTTGAGATGACGCGCGACTCGGCCCCGGCGACGCCCAGCTCGGCATCGCTGAAATGTTCGGTTAATTGCATCGGAATCCTCTAAGGAACATGGCGCGCGATGAGCGCACCGTAATCGAAGCCATCGCTGGCATAGCGGCCCAGCTTGCGGTACCAGGGTTGCGGCGTGAGATAGTCCTCGGCCGCTTTGTGAGTCACACGCTGAAAGTCGAAGGTGACGCCGTCGATGTTGTGGGTGATGCCGGCAACGCTGTCGAGCGTGTCGCTGACCGCCTTACGCTTGAGTAACTCGTCGACATCGTTACCCGTGTTGAGATAGGCCCGCATCAGCGGCGACAGCCCTGTCGTGTTGTCGTTGAGCTGATCGAGGGCTGTGTTGGCCGTGCCGAGCAACCCCGTGGCCGCGTCAGCCGTTGAGTTGAGATGGCGCGCCGTCGCCCCGAATTCATCCATTGCCTCGATGATGTGGGGCTGAACGGCTCGCTCCTGGAATTGCGTGGTCACGATGGCGTCGCCGATCTTGACCATGGTTTTGTTGGCCTCGGCCAGGGTCCCGCAGGCATCAGGCCCAGCGGCGCCCCGGCAGGGACGGTTGACATTTTCCAGCGTGCGCTTCACGTCAACTGCGACCGACTCAATAGCGCCAGGCGCAGGGGCAGCGTTGCCCCAGTGGTCAAAGGCCACAATGATGTGCTGCGTGAGACCGGACAGACCCCACGCGGCGAGGCCGAGTGAAGCCAGTACGATCGCAAGCCAGAACCAGCGGTTCATGAAGCTAAGCAGCAGCCGATGCGGGCGCGGGTGCGGCAGAGGCAATCGCTTTCGCGATCGCGGCGGCCAGGACGCCGAGCGCGTTGACGACCTTGGTGATGATGGCGACGTGCACCGCGTCGGTGATGTGCGAGTCAGCCAGCAAGCTCGACAGGTTGCTCTTGATCGTCGAGAGGATGCCGGCGGCGCTGGGGGTGGGACCAAAGTCGTGAATCAGCGCGCTGACGACAAGCAGGTCCTTCTGCGCCTCGGTGGCCACATTGCCGATGAGCGTGGCCGCGGCGCTGTTGCCAGTGGCCGAGATGAGGATCTGGACTGCCGGAACGGCGTAAGCGAAAGCTGCGTCGGCGACAGCCTCGAGTGTCGGCTCAGCGTTGTAGAGCTTGGCGTATTCTTTGGCGATCCAGCCGACGACGGTGTGCTCGACGTTCTCGACATCGGCAACAAGGGTTTTGAAATCCATAAGAGTGTCCTTCGTTTCTGTCGCAGGAGCGACGGGGGTTTCTACTTCGTAGGGTTTGCGGGGCCGCCTGGCGGTGGAGGAGGATCACTCCGCTTACTGTCGGCGTTGAGGACCAGGAGAAGGCCGCCATTCGTGCTGCCGAACAGCTCCCAGACCTTGTTGGCGAGATCTTTCATTTCGGGGCGAAACGAGAGCGCAATCACGACGGCGAAGAAAAGAATGTCGAGAAGAAGAAGGATCAGGATCGAAGCATTCTTGCCGGCGAGATCAACCTTGAAACTTGTCATATCACAACCTCAAATCGCGGTAGGGATAGAGGAGAGCCTTGACGCCGAACGGAACATCGTCGCCGTCAGGGATGCGGCCTTCATACCACTTCGAAGCAAGGGCCATAATGGCCAGCTGCACCGAAACAGGCAGCACGCCAAAGAACGTCGGCTGCCCGCTTACTGTCGTCGCGGCGGCTGCCGCAAGCGTTGCTACACCATTTGTCGCAACCGAGGCAATCGTCGTGACCAACGGCTCACCTGCCGTGGCCGCGCCGGGGATCGTGACAGCTGCGCCGACATCGCGCGGCAGGAAGGTGAACGCGGCAGTGAGCACCGCCGAGCCGGCCGTCATCCCGAGGCCGCTGATCTGCCCCGCGTAGCCGGTCACATAGTCGACTTGAACAGCATTAGAAACAACGCGCGCCACCGGCCACATCTGGCCAAAGAGCGGCATGAGACGCGCCGGCTGGGAATCGAGGTCCTGGATGAAGTTGGCGTTGGCCGTCATCTCCTGGAGGTTCCCGTTCTCATCCTGGTACTGAAAAAGTGCAATACTGCGGACTTGCGGCCAGGGCAGCGCGATCGCATAGCGGATGCCCACAAGGACCGCATTGGATCCGGAAACAAACGGCGAGCTCACCCGCTGGCCAGCCATCTTGAAATCGACATAGCCGGGAAAAAAGTCCATCAGCAAACGCTTCGTCTGGAAGACAAATGCACGCTCACAAAACGCCTCACACCACTCGCGCGCCGCGGTGATCAAGCTGCCAATCAGCCCATCATCCTGCGTGAAACCGGAATCGAGGCGCAGGAAGTTCTTGAGCTGCGCGACGGAGACCGGCTCCTGCTGCGGCTGAATAAGGGTAAGAAGGGCCATGACTACTCCGCCGCCGACAAATTACTCTCTGCGATTAGCACAGCGGATTGCGCGCGCAGGGTGTAAACTTCGGCCGGCATTGTGACCTTGTCGCCCTTTGCAGCCTTAATGGCGACGCCGGAAGCGACCCACGCCTCAGCGAGAAAATCGTTGATCTCGATGACAGAGCCAGGCGCAAACGAAAAGTCGGCGAGGTCGTAGCGCGGATCCGCGTGGCCGGCGATGGACTGGATAATCTGAATCTTCATGAGGAACCTCGGAAGAGATGCGCGGCGGCCCAGCTTCGGCCCGCTGCGCGCTGAAGGAGAAAGCGTAGGAGCGGCCCAACACCGCCCCCACATTCGCCGTTGACTAGGTGGCCGAGTTCTGCCAGAGAGCCACGGGATGCGTGCCGGCGTCGAGCAGGTTGCCGTCAAACCGCAGGAAGCCGAGGAAGCCAACCTGCAGGTAATCGGCGTACCGCTCGGTGAGCCGCATGATGGTAGTGCCACCGGCGACGCGGCGCACCTTGTAGTTCTTGAGCGCGCCGAAGCCGACCGCATAGGCGCTGGCAGCCATGGTCGGCATGTCGTTGTTGACGACATACGGCTTGTCGAGAATGGTGGGCGGGAAACCGTTGCCGAAGCCGGCAGAGATGCCGGGCTGCCAAAGCGGACGATTGGAACTGTCGAGCAGCTTGCGGATCGCCTTCAGCGTCGTGTCATGGAAGAAGTACTTCGCATCCGGCCGATCGCGGTAGGCCGGATCGACCAAGTGCAGCAGGTCGACGAGGTTGGTATAGCCGATGGATGTGCTGGTGCCCGTGGTGCCCTGCGTGGTGTTGCCCGCAGCGATTGTTGCCGGCTGAATGCCATAGGGAACCGTGGTGCCGCCGCCCATGGTGCACTCGTAGTTGATGAGGCGGCCGAGACGCGTGCCCAGCTTGCGCGCCAGGTAACTATCGAGGTCGAAATAGCTGTCCTGCATGAGCGCCAGCGGGACCAGGATCAGATCTGAAGTGCCGATAAAGGCGTTGAAGGTGAGCTGACCGAAGGTGACGTCGGTCTCGGTGAGCTGGGTGTTAATGGCGAGCATGCGGCCCTTATTCGCCGTGTCGTTGTCGGTCGGCCAGGGCAGCGGATTGCCGGTCTCGGTCTCGAATGTGTCAACCTCGCCGAGGATGCCGCCGTACCACTTGAGGGCTTCCTCGAGCTGGTCGCTGAAGCCCTGCGGGATGAGATAGCCGCCGCCGGTGGTGGTGATGGTCTGGGCGTTCTGGATACCGCCAGGCGCCGAGATCATGCGGCTCTGCATGATGGCCTGCTCGTCGCTGGTGAGGCCGCCGAGGCCGTTGCGCAGAAACTTGCCGAATGCCTTGGCGTGGGGGCTGTCGTCTTTTTGCTTGCGGTCGCCGGTGGCGTTGTCCCGCACGCCGGGGAAGGCGAGAATCTTGTCATCCTGCGGCTGATTGAGGCCGGCTTCGATGCTGTCCATCTTCTCAGCAGCCTTGATGGATTCCTCGATGCCCTCGCACTCGGTCACCATGTTTTGCCACTGGGTTTTTTCATCGGTGGTGAGGCCGCGGTCGTTCTTCTTCGCGACATCCAGCAAGGCGCGCATTGCCGTAGCGTTCCGCGCCAACTTTTCACGCAATTGATTCGCGTAGGTCATTCGATTTTCTCCTTTTGCTCTGGTTGGTCGCGTGCCCGCCGGCGCCCTGGCGCAGGTTGCATCGCACACCTCGCCCTGTCGGCCCAGAGGGACGGCTATGCAGGGCGTGGCTTGAACTCGGGTTAGCAGCTGCGTTCGACGAGATGCAGCTCGGCTTCGTAAACACTCAGATCGGCGGCGTTCCCTAGATCTTTTTCGCGACAGTTGCAGGCCTCGGCGCCGCAGGTATCTGAATCACATCCGCCACAATTGCAGCCAGTGCAATCGCCCGCCTGGCACGGATCGCACGGGCAGGCACACGCGGTATCGTCGCCGGTGGCATCATTCTTGAGAAACGCCGGTACCGCTTTGAGGCGGGCGAGCGCCTTAAAGCTGCGCGCCAGCGCCATGGCCGCATCGTCGTTTTCGTCGTCTTCTGCGATGCCGGTGGCTAAGCCGAGGTCGACGCAGTCTTTCGCGCCCAGCCAGCTCTCCGCGTCCATCAACTCCTTGGCTTTTTCTTGGCTAATACCAGCGCGATCGATGTAAGTCTGCGCAACCGATACGGAAACTTTGTCGAGCACGTCGGCCATCTTACGCATATCGTCGGCGTAGCCCTGGCACCCCGACCAGGCATTGTGAATCATCATCATGGCGTTGGATCCCATGATGCGGGCGTCGCCGGCCATCGCGATGATGCTGGCGGCGGAAGCCGCGATGCCGTCGACAAAGACGTCGACCGGCTTACCCTGCGCGCGCAGCAGGTTATAAATCGCCACGCCTTCAAACGCATTGCCGCCCGGCGAGTTGATCCGCACCGCAATCCGGCTGTGTGCGCCTGCCTGGTCGATCTGTTGTTTAACCGTCTTGGCGGTGACGCCGCCACCGGTCCAGTAGTTCTCGCCGATCTCTTCATAGACGAGCAGCTCAAGCGTGCCGTCTGACTGGAGCGCTGCGCGAAAAACAGGCCGTTGGGCTTTGATCTTCATGTTTCTCCTTAACCAATCAGCGCTTTGAAGAGCGCGGTATAGGCCTGGTCGGCGATCGTGGTGGCCAGCTCGGCCGCGCTTGCGGCCCAATTAAGAGAAGCCTTCGCATTGGCTGTCGCCAGCGCGTTAGACTCCGACTCAGCCTTCTGCTTCATCTCGGCATCGGGCGTGAAAAACAGCGCCATCAGCGCATCAGCCATGGAGGCAATGACCGGCTGCAGCGCGCGATAAGCAAATTCTTCATCCCGTTTCTTGCGGTTAACGATGCGACCCACCGCGTCACGGAAAAGCCGGCGGTAGGCGTTCACGATGCGGTCGCGCCGCATGTCGGTGATCGGCTCGCCGTCATTGCTGTCGGTGTTGCCGCCGGGCTCGGCCGGCGGCGCTTCGTCTTCTTCTTTGGCGAGCGACTTGAGCGGGATCATGTTCAGCGGAACGATGCGCACCTCACCGCCATCTTCGACGGGGATGGGATTCTGGCGAAGTTGCCGGAGGCCGTCGTTGGCGTGGTAGATGCCTGCGTTGCGCAATGCGACGATGCCCGTAACCTGCGACGTGTAATCGCCGCGCTGAAACGCATTAAAGTCGTGCTCGACAAAGTAGGGCCCTGAGAGAAGCTTCCGGTTGATCTCCTGCTCGATGCGAACCGCCCAGGGTCGCAGGCAGTAGCGGATATAATCGAGCGACTGATGCTCGATGTTGTTGTTCGTGGCCCGCTCAAGCGACTGCAGAAGGTGCATCGGCACGCGATAGAGCGCCGCGATCTCTTCACGCTGAAACTTGCGCGTCTCAAGGAACTGCGCATCATTGGGATTGATCGTGGTCTGATCCCACTTCATCCCCTCTTCCAGAACCAGCGGCCGCAGCGCGTTCTCGCCGGTAATAGCCTCGCGGATCGACTTCTTCAGGTTTTCAAGGGCCTCGGTGCCCAGCTGGCCCGGGTGCGACAGCACACCAGAGGCCTTGGCACCATTGCCGAAGAGCTGGGCGCCGAACTTCTCGGCGGCCAGGGCGATGCCGAACGCATTCTTGCAACTCTGAACCGGCGACATGCCCACATAGCCGTCAAAGGAAAGTCCGGAGATGTGCAGAATATTCTCCGCGTCGATATATTTCGCAAGGCCATCCTCGGTGGCCGTAGTGGCGTACATGAGGATCTTCTTCACAGCGCCGTTGGGCTGCTTCTTCGGAATCAGGACCGCGCTCGTCTTTTCAGACGGCATCGGAATGAGCCCAATGACGCGCGCCGCGCCGTCGCGGCGAATATAGCTATAGGAATTACCCCAGCCCAGCACTGATGCGATGACCGCCGCACGATAGACCATGCTGGTCATATCCGCATTCGGCTCGGACTGCAGGATCGGATAAAGTCGATGTTCGAAGGCTTCACGGATCGAGCCGTCCGGCATGTGCTGCAAAACAGGCAACGGCAGCGCGGCCAGGTCGGACGAGATAATAGCCACGCAGGCGAACGCTGTCGTAATGCGCATAGCCTGTTTCTCGTTGACCATGACGCCGGCGTCGGAACGGCCCATGCCGAGCGACTCCATCAAGGCCGAGAAGGGAAGCAAAGGCTGTGCGGGATCTTCCATGGAAAGATTCCGGATGCCTACCGCGCGGGTGAAAAAACCCATCAGCCTTTCCTTTCCGGCTTAGATCCCTTGAGAGCGGCCAGGCGCGCGAGATTGCGCACCGCAGCAAGACAGAAGAGACCGAAGACGATGGCCGCGGCTGGCCTGCTAAAAGCAAAAACGCCGCCGACGATGGAGGCGATGCCGAGGAATAGGAGTACATCCTGGAAGTCGACACTCATATGACCAGCAACCCCCGTCGGGCATAGACCGATTCAGTTTTAGGCGGTGCGACATAAGCGAAGCGCATCGCGTTGAAGAGCGCCGAGGCGGGATCGATTTTGGCGATGCCGTTTTTCTCTTTGCGCGGGAAAATGTTGTCGTTGTGATCTGGCTTGACCATGACGCAGCTAATAGCCCAGCTCAGCACTGGATCTCCGTCGTGATGGAAGCGCCGGCTCAGAACAGCCGCTTCGACTTCCTTCATTGGCTCGGAAAGAAATTCGACCTTCTGTGGAACATCAACCACGACGCCTTCAGGCAGCTTGGCCCCCAAATTCTGCTGCATCTGCAACGCCGACCACGGATCGAAGGCAATATGTTTGCGGTCGTACTGCGAGACCTCGGCCTCAATTTCCTGTTGGATCAGCTCAAGCTGAATCTCTGGACCCGGAATCGCGATCAGCTTCTCGTCATCGATCCAGCGCTGGTAGTGCTGATGATCACCGTCCTGCGCGCGATCTTGTGGAACGTAGTGCCGACCAAAGGCGAAGTAATGCACCCTGCGATCGATGATCTTGCGAAACACTTTGACGCGACTGGCTAGGTCGACCTTCGCCGCCAGGTCAACGCCCTCCTCGCAGGGAGTGCGCCGGTAGTCTTCGATATTGAGACTGGGATCCGCGCAGGCATCCCATGCCGCCATATTCATCCAGCCCGCGGCGGCGTTGACCCACACATCAAGATGTTTTGTCTTGAAGACGTTTTGCTTGTGGCTGGACTGGATGGCGTTGGCCTGCGCCTCCTTGAGAAAGTTGGCGGAGACCGATACGCCGTAGTTGGGGTTTGCTTTTCGAAGCGCAGACTCTGACTTCCAATCATCCTCCTTGTCGACCGTGAACAAGATGCCGAAGCGTCGCTCGTTGTCGATGCGCCCCTCGAGCATTTGCTCGACTTCGCGCTGCATGGTGCGGCAAGGACCCTCAACGCTGCTGCCGGCTGTGCTGATGACAAAGAGCAACGGCTGCTGCCGAGCCCCCATGCCGGTCTGCATCGTATCGAGTAGCGAGCTTGTCGGGTGCTCGTGATACTCGTCGATGATGGCGCAGCTCGGTGAGCTTCCGTCGCCAGGATCTCCGACCATCGGCTGAAAGCGACTCCCGTCGTCCTCGACGTAAAGGCTCTTGACTGCATCGCGCACGCCGAAGAACTTCTCAAGCTCCGGTGTCTTGCGCGCCATCTGCCACGCTGAGCGGAAAACCTCCATTGCCTGGCGCTCTGTGGTGGCGCCCGAATACACCTCAGCGCCATACTCGCCGTCCATGCAGAGCATGTAGAGCCCAATGGCTGCAGCGAGTGTCGATTTACCATTCTTGCGCGGTACTAGGACCAGGGCTTCGCGAAACCGGCGAAGCTTCGAACGCTTTTCGATCCATCCAAACAGGCTGGCGACGATGAAAACCTGCCAATCGCCCAGGTGGATCCGGTCAGTGCCGCCGATCGGCGCGCGCGCCCATTGCCCACGCACATGCGGCAATTGCTCGATGAAGCGGCACGCTCGACCCGCCTCCTGCGGATCGAACCGGTATGGAAATTCGCTCTTCCGCTGCCAGGCCAGGTCGTTGAGATGCCGCTGGCACGCCAGCTTCACCCACTTGCAAGCTACCTCCGACTCCGCGACCACCCTTCGCGCATATTCGTTCGCGATCTCCGCGTGGCCAGGTTTAGACGGCGCGGCGGCTGCGGGCTTCTTGCGCGAGCGCGCCGAGCGCGCTTTGACCGGCGGCCGCTGGATTCTTCGGGGCATTCACTCTCGATCGAGCCGCTTCGGTGAGGCCAAGCGAACTGCGAAGCTTGTCCTCGGTGTTGGCGAGCTGCGCCAGGCGCTTCGATCCAAGCGGCAGCCGGCGAATCTCAGACTTGATGTAGCAGAGCGTCTCAACGGTTCCCCGCGAGGCGCTCGTGATATAGGGACCCTCTTCGGCGATCTCCTGCCAGAGAGTGCGAAGCCGCGCGGCTTCCTGGTAGCCCGATTCTGGCTCCTGGATCATGAAGCGCTCCGGAGGAGGGCCGAGGCCGCCGGTCACTTCCGGCTCATTCTCGCGATCGCGGCGCCGCTGCGGGTTGCGCTTGTACGCACCGCGGCCTTCAAGGATCGAAGTCGGCGTGCGTGGGCGGCCTGGCAGCGGCATAAAAAACTCCGAGGCGAGATTTTTGAAGATTCGACAGCGCGGAGGGCTTCTAGGCCAATTGCGCGGCCTTCGCGGTGTCTCCTATGAGCCAATCGAATCAACGCACAAAATCAGCCCAAAATCATGAATTTGCTAGTTTTGTGGAGGTAAAAATTCGCT